AGGGAAAGACCAGGGAATCGGATTCGTACATCAAGGAGAATTTATTTCAGGTATTGCCGGAGCAGATATTCTTGATATTCCGAGGCGAAGAAACGATTTCGGTGGACAATTTCGTGTTTATTGAACCCATTGTCGAGGAAAAGAAATGGGTTGGCGCCACGGAATTGGAACACGTGGGAATCGTGAAATATTCCAACAGCATATTGGAAGCACAGGGAGTTTTCGTCGGCGACAAAATAGCCTTCAAAACGGATTCGGAATACGAGTTTGTGATAAACGACCAAAGATTGTATAGAATGAGGACCAGAAATATATTGGCGAAACTAGAAGCGTAGTCTTTGGTTTTCCGAATTTAAACGACAACAAACGTTTGCAAACGTTAAATTTATACCTTTGTTACCAATGAAAGGATTAAGTGAAGACATAGAAATTTCCATTAAAAGCTCCCTTAGAGGGATGGATTCTACTATTGACCTTTCCTCTGTAGATGATGTTAAATTATCCGCATTGGTAAAATCAAGAAACGATTCTTTTGCTTCAATAAAAAAGCAGATAGTTATTTGGCAAAACAGCCCAAATGCACCAAGCCACGAAAAGTTAAAAGGCTATATAATTCAATTAGTTTCAGCAGGAGAAAACACTATTACTGTTCTTAGAAAAGCATTACGAAGAGAAATAAATTATGACGAAATAGATGCTGAAAATCACGGTAAAGCTGATGCATCAAAGCCAATAATAATTCAAGCGATTACAGACATCAATGCCGGAAACATCGAATTGCAAAACCAAATTGATGCCGACAAATTTGACCTTCAAGAACGGGAATTCAAACGAGGCTATCCAGAAAAGTTTGCCAACCAAGAGTTTTTGCCCTTAAAAAAATACCACAAAGAATGGTATGACGAAGCCACGGACAGCGTAATGATTTGCCCCTTGGGAACCAAAGGAGAAATTATCACCCTTGACGGGTTGAACATAATGCTGCCCAAAAAACCAAAGCGTTCCGAGATCCTTTTCGAAAAATACGCTCCTACTGAACAATATTGGAGAAGACAGGAAATTCCGAAAGGTTTAACTCCCGATACCGAAGAAGCCTTTGCTGATTTCATAGTAAAGGAATATAAACGTCGTAGAGAAGGTGTTTGGTTTATGAATAACGGACAGGCGGTTTACATCACGCCCGAACATTATATGGGGCTACAATGGAACCAAATGGCCGACACTGGAGGTTACAAAGAATTCCGTATGGCACAGGCCAATATGTATTATTTTGCCAAAGCTTGCCTGATTGACAAAAGAAGCATTGGAATGTTCTTTACTAAGGGTCGTCGTACCGGTTTCACTGAAATGGCATTAGACCATTTGGTGGAATTATCGACCACGACCAAAAATCAAAAGATAGGTATCACTTCCAAGTCCGATGCGGATGCGATGGTGGCCTTTCAAAAATACTCGTATGTAATCCAGAATTTACCCTTTTTCTTCCAACCGGTAGTGAAGGGAAAAATTGACGACGTAAAGAAAATGGTATTCGGGAAGCCGTCGGACAATTCGAGGGCAGCCAAGAAAACCAAAGATACTTCGACGTCGGATTACCTAAACACCACAGTCGATTACAGGGCCACGGCGATACTATCGTATGACTCGGTGAAACTGAATATGTATTTAGGGGACGAGGCAAGTAAATGGGAGCATTTAAGCTATTTGGCGCACTGGGCTAACATCAAACCCACAATGATTCAAGGAGGTAGAGTCGTTGGAAAATCATTCATTGGTTCGACCCTAAACCCATTGGCAAAAGGAGGAAGCGATTTCAAATTAATGGATATTGGTTCGAATGTTTTAAAACGAAACGACAACGGCAGGACCACTACGGGTTTATACGCTTATTTCTTGCCGGCACACCAAAACGCGGAAGATTACACGGACAAATATGGTGTTTGCCATACCGTGGTGGAAAAAGGAAAAAGTTTCGTGAATGCACAGGGAGAGTTAAAACTATACGGCGCGTTGCAATATTTGGAAAACGAATTCAAGTCGGCCAGAATGTTGGGAGAGAAAAATTACTGGAATGCTCGACGTTTGGATCCAATTACCAAGGCAGATGCTTTTCGTGACGAGTCAGTTTCCACCATATTCGACCAACAGAAAATCAACGACCAATTAGATTATAACGAAACCTACGACATCAGAAAGACGCTCACTAGAGGTAATTTCTCTTGGGAAGACAATATTCCCGATTCAAGAGTTATTTGGACACCTACCGAAAAAGGAAGGTTTCTGGTCGCGTGGATTCCGCCGACGGACATGCAGAACAAATGGGAAATTAAACGGAACGAGTTTGGACACGTATCAAAGCATCCTGGGAACGATGATTTAGGAGCCTTTGGAGTCGATACCTACGACCAAGATTCCACGCAAGGAAGCAAGTTGGAGGAAACTGAAAACGGATCGGAACACAGCGAAGGTTCCAAAGGAGCTTTTATAGGACTTACCCGCACCACGATGAAAGATGCTCCAAGCAATTGTTTTATCGTGGAATACATCACAAGACCCCAAACAGCCGAGATATTCTTCGAGGATTGCTTGATGTGTGCCGTGTTTTACGGAATGCCTTGTTTAATCGAGAACAACAAAACTCGATTCTTGCTGCACTTCAGAAACCGTGGTTACAGGGGTTATTCCATCCATCGTTTTGACAAACCGATGAACAAGCTGTCGCAAACCGAAAAAGATTTGGGAGGCGTTCCGAGTTCGGGAGTGGACATTATCACACAGCATTGGACCGGAATAGAAACCTACATCGACAAATACGTTGGAAACTATACCCAAGGACAAAACTTGCACCCCGTAAGAGTCGAAGGAGAAATGGGAAGTATGCCGTTTGACAGGACACTTCGAGATTGGGCGAGATTCAATGTTGCCAAAAGAACGGAATTTGATGCCACGATTGCTTCGGGATATGCGATAATGGCTGTAAACAGAAAACCTTATTTAGCCCCATCAGGCCCCAAAAAACCAGTACAAATAAAATTTCAAACATACGCATAAGTTATGGAAAACGATAAAGGATTCAGAATATCACAAACTATCTCTCCACCGAGCCAAATGGATAGTTTCACTACAAAAGAAAGTCGCGCTTATGGCAAGGCTGTTGGGGATATGATATATTCCGAATGGTTTTACAAAGGGCAAGCCGGTTCTTGCCGATTCTACACCAGCAGGGGCGAATTCTACGAAAGAAGGATTTATGCCAATGGTAAAGTGAACATGGAAAAATACTATCCGAAATTGGGAACCAATGGCGACGTTTCGTTGTTGAACCTAAGCAAGAAGTCACTTTCTAGAATGCCCAAGATCGTGGATTTGGTAGTGAACGGTATGGTGAACCGCCCCTACTCCATCAAGGCAAAAGCCATTGACCCCGGTTCGGACGAAGAGAAACGCACCTACCGCAAAAGAATAGAAGACGAAAGAAACGCTATTCCGTTCAACCAAAAAGCATTGGCCGAAACCGGAATAGATATTAGCGCGATGCCACAAGATGAAATTCCGCAAACCAAGGAAGAAATGGACATTCACATGCAGATGGAATGGAAGCCTTCCAATTGTTTATCGAACCAAATCGCCATTGCCACTGTAATGAATGAAAACGAGTATAACTTGGTAATCGACAGAAAAGTAAAAAGATCGCTGGTTGTTGATGGCGCCGCAGCCACACGCACGAGATTGAATCCTGCCAAGGGAATTGTCACCGAATGGATTGACTTTGCCGACATGGTTTATTCGCCCACGAAAGACCCTTACTTCAACGATTGTTTTTATAAAGGACACGTAGCGCAAGTGTTGCTATCCGACATATTCGTGGAATATCCCGAATTGCTAAACACGGATAATTCCGAAAAAAAGAAAGAGATTGAAACCTCGGCAAGCAATTGGTCGAAACTACACGGATTGGATTCTTCAAGCAATTTGAAAGGAACCACTAACCTACTCTACTTTACTTATAAAACGTTCCGAGAAAGAGCCAAGAAAGTAAAGAAACTGGTAAACGGGGAGACCGTAATCGAAGATGCAAACGAGTTTTTTGACGCTTCGAAACCAAAGGACAAGAAAGATAGATATGTACGAAACTCCATCGTGGAAGAAGTTTTATTCGAAGGATGTATGGTTTTGGGAACGAACATCTTGTTGAAATGGGAATTGGCAAAATCAATGACCCGACCAAAATCGAACAACAAGAAAGTTTGCGAACAATACCGAATGGTAGCACCCAATATGCACGACGGTCAAATATTGAGTTTGGTTTCCCGAATGATGGCCACCGAGGATGATTTGAATGTATTGGATTTGAAAGCCCAACAAATTGTTCAGGGAATCACTCCCGACGGTATCGCCATTGACATTGATGCCTTGGCCGACATTGATATGGGAGAAGGAAAAACCCAAACCGTACAGCAGTCCTTGAACATGTATTTGATGAAAGGAAGTTACATGTATCGTTCCTCGCAATTGGGAGGCGAATACAACAACGCCCAAAAACCTTTTCAGGAAATACAAACAGGCGACAGTATCAACAAACTAACTGCCCTTAGAAATGAAAGCAACGTAAAACTGACTGAACTAACCGACATGGTTGGATTAAACAAGGCCACTGACGCTTCCACTCCAGACAGGGACAGTTTGGTTGGCATTCAGAAAATGGCTGCTTACAACTCGAATTTAGCCACAAGACATATCTTGGATTCCGCAGGATATTTGGTATTGAAAACTGCCGAAACCATCAGTTATGCCATTTCGGATGTATTGAAATACTACCCAAGTTTAAGAGAAGACCTGATCCAGAAAATTGGAGCTTCCGCCGTAGCCGATTTGGATATTGTGCGCGATTTGCATTTGAGCGATTTTGCCATATTCTTCGAGTTGGAAATGGATGACGAGGAAAGAGCCGAATTGAACCAAGACATGTCAACTGCCGTAGAGAAAGGCTATATCGGATTGGAGGACAAATACAAAATCAGGAACATCAAAGTTCTTGATTTGGCCATCCAATATTTGACTGTATTGGTTAAAAAACGCGCAAAAGTGATGCAAGAGCAAGAAAACCAAAAATTCAAGGCACAAGCCGACGAGAATATTCGTTCTACCCAAGAAAAAGCAAAAGCGGAACAGGAAACGGCTAGAATTCAAAATGAATACAAACTTTCAGAAATTAAAGAATTAAAAATATTAGAAAAAGAAAAAGAAACTGAAAGAGGTAAACAAGACCGATTGACGCTTGCCGACAAAATAGTTGGCGAGAAGGAAATTCAAATACTCATCAATTCAGGCGCGCACGAGAAACTTGAAAAACTAAAACAAGACAAGTCGGACGCACAAGCCGAGGCCGCCACCCACACGAGCCGAATAGCCGACCAAAAAGCCAAAGGGAAAGACCCAATAGATTTTGAGTCCGAAAAAATAGACAACGATATGTTCGAATTAACAAACCAATAAAAACAAGAAAAAATGCCAGACCCAACAACAAATACAGAATCAAAAAAGAAAGTAATGGTAAAAGTGGTAAAAAGAGCCGACGGAGCAAGAAGCACTCGCACCGTCGAAACCACCACTACACCCGGAACACCTGATACCGTTATTAAAGGAACACCATCCACGACCATAAAAGGGAAAGACGGTTCGCCGGCAGTTTTGCCAGGAAAAGGAGTCAAGGGAAGTCCCGAATTTGACAAGGCTTTTGGCAAGGCCAAAGCATCCGGAAAGAAAATATTCGAGCATAATGGAAAAATGTACAAGGTACAGATAAGCGACACCAAGGGAAAACCGGCAGTAAACCCCACTCCAGACATCGTGACTCCGGGAACTCCAGACAAGATTATTCCGGGAACACCGCCCAATACGGAAACCAAAGTGGATGAAAAACCAATCCCGTCGGCGGTTTACAAAGTTGATGCCAAAAAAGGAACGATTGGAGGAGCAAAAAGAGATGGAATCGGTGGGGGAATTACCACTGACAGCCAAGTCACCGCCAACCCAAAAGTAGCCGACAGAGCCGTAAAAGGACAGGAAAACTACAACGCAAAAATAGACGTAAAATATGCTCCAGACACCAAAAACGAAGACGGATTGACGCCAGCCCAACTTGCGGCCAAAAATGCCAAGGCAGAAAAAAGACGCAATGAGTTAAAGGGAACCACAAGCGTAAGTTCTATTGATGTTCAAAGCGGATTGGAGCGTAAAAAAGTTGCCGAGCTGAAAGGTAAATAGAAAGCAAAAAGCGGATAACTTCAAGGCTATCCGCTTTTCGATTTGGTTTCTCCGAATGGAAGAATCAACTTAGTTGCGAGAACAGGACTCGAACCTGCGACCTTGAGCTTATGAGGCTCACGAGATACCAACTTCTCCATCTCACGGTACAAATGTAAAAAAAATAAACGACAACAAACGTTTGTACTTGTATAAGTTTTACTTTTGTAGTAATAAATCAAATCAAATCAAAACAGTATGCCACAAGATGAAAACATAATTCCCGAAGCGGAAGTAGTTGCGGTAGAAAATCAGGAGCCTACAATATCATTTGCACCAGTTACAGACAATGAAGAGGTAGTGATTCCTAATGTAGAGCAAGTGGTTCCCGAAGTAGTTGAAGAAGTTCAGGAGCAAGTTACCGAGCAGGTCGCCGAGCAAGTCGAAGAAGAAGAATATGAAGCAGTAGAACTTGACGAGGATTTAGCCATAAAATATTTGGCAGAATCTAAAGGAATGACGGTTGAGGAATTTCAGGATTCCTTGACGCCGAGAGAGCAAAAAAAATATGCTCCAGCAATGGAGAAATTCAACGAGTTCATTGAAAAAACAGGAAACACGAATTACAACGACTTCTTGGAAACACAGAAGGATTGGAGTGCCGAAAGCGAAGAAAGCCGATTAAGAAGCTATATCAAACTTTCGAACCCTAATTATTCTGATAAACAAGTAAATAGGTATTACGATAAAAATTATAGTACCGAAGGACTTGACGAAGAGGACGACGAAGACGAAATCCTCGACAGAGGAATGAATCGAACAGACGATTTGAAGAAAGCCGATGCGTTTTTCGAACAACGAAAAGAGGAATTCAATGCCGTTGGAGGGTCTGACGAGCATATTCCGATTGAGTATCGAGAAGCAAAAAAAGCGATTGACAATCAACAAAAGCAAGAAGAAGAGTTTGATGCAGTAAACAAAGCAACAAGGGACAAGTTTATTTCGAGAACAGAGTCTTTGTTCGACAGCAATTTTGAAGGGTTCAAAATTCAACTGGGCGACAAAGAAACAGGATTCGAGGATTTTACCATTAAACCGGAAAACCTTAACGAAGTAAAAGAGTTCCAGCTTGACTCCACCAATCTTTTTAGCAAGTTCTTAGACAAAAACACCGGAGAGATTGCCGATATTAAAGCGTATCACGAAGCAATCTATATGGCCCAAAACTATAAATCCGAACTGAATAAAGCCTACCAAAGAGGACGAGCAAAAGAACTCGAAATCCAAGACAAGGTTTCCAAAAATATTCAACCGGAAAATATTAGAGCCATACCAAGCATTGGACAAACCGGAGTTTCGTTTACAAAAGAACCCTAAAATTTCTTGTTTTAAAATAATTACTAATTTTTAAAACACAAACCAAAAAATGGGAGCAATAGCAGGATCACCAGCAGTAAGATACACGC